ATTGTTAACTGCGTTGGTAGCACCACCGACATTAACAACTTCTTCTTTTGGAGGTGATACAATAGCGATACAGTCTTTACGACCTTCGGCTACTGTCTCGATGATGTACTTAGAAACAACTGCAACTTGAGCAGAATTCTCGTTAGAGAGTCCTCCAGCAATTGCTAAGGAAATATTAACTTCGTCTCCGTTCGCTAATGTATCCCAACCTTGCATATATTCGTTAGAACCAACAGTACCTGCATCCACTTGTGGGACCCAAGTATTACCACCACCTTCGCAAGTTGCTTGATCATCACCACTGTTGTCATCACAATGAGCGGCAACTTCAGCCGAAACTGCGATTCCACCACTAAAAGTGATTGAGCCAGCGCCTGTATTTGTAACATTTGCTGTGACAATCCAAACTAATTTGGACATCTGATTAAGAGTATCCATAGCCCAGATGTTTCCACCATCGCTATTTTTATCACCTTGTGCTAAACCTACAAGATAACTTTCTACTATTTCGCTATCAACTACTACGACTACTGCCATTTCGTTGTTACCGGTATCAGGAGCCACATCGAAAGCGCCAGCATATTGCCAGTCACCCCAAGTAGCAGAACCATCGTGTGTTTCTACACTAATGCCATTTCCGTATGTACCAGGATAGCGGGCATAAAAGCCTTCTGTCAAAGTACCGGAATCCAACTGTGTTTCAAAATCTTCTTCTCCCGTGATTTGAGTTACGTTTCCTGACGGTGCGGCATTCATCGCTCCCGAATCAACAACTCTAACTACTTGAAGACTGTTTGTGTACTTCAAGAAAGAGGCAGAAGAAAGAAACGCTGGAAATGTATCGTTGGTTGGTTTTCCAAAGACAGATACAAGGTCGGCTTCTGAGGTGCATAGATAAGGTTCAAATGCAGGTCCCCAAGTAAAACGACCAACTGTACCACCTAAAGAAGTAGCAACCGCGGGAATAGACGTAGACAAATCAATTTCTTTTGTCTGTACGCCTGGGCTTAACTGAAATCCCATCGTTTTTCTCCTATATTAAAATAAGTGTTTGTTTTATGGTTACCCCAATCGTTTTACCGTTATTGAATTATTATGCGATAATTTCGATGAGGTGTGAAGAAGAACCTCTTCTTCACCCATTGTAACTATTTATAATTTCCTCTATTTCATCAACTTCAATGTTTCCACATATTTTGCTATAGCGTGGTCTAAACCATCTGTTTCAGAAATCAAACCATTATCATTATCTGGACCCCAATCCAAATCTTGACTGTCTATAAAAAGCCCTGTATGCCTATAAGGCCAAGGAGGAGTAAAAGGGATAGGATCGCTACGGCGAACCACGCGCCAATGAGTGGGTTGTCCACCAGACAAAACTTGATCAGAGATTTTTGGCGATCCGTAAGAGTAAATTTGAACATTCTTTCCTCGTTTATGTAACCACATTCCTATTATTTGTGCAACCGCTCCACCTAAACTGTGGCCTGTAACAATTACTTTCTGTTCAATAGTATGTTCTCTATCAATAATTTCCATAACACCAATAGAAGCATCACGAAATCCTTTATGAAGACGAATTCCTGTACGTGTATCACTTACTAATCTTACATCAATATCAGATAGTACATTTGCATCATTTGCGGTACCCCTAATAACAATTATTGATATTCCAAGTTTTTGTTTCACTTCAAACGCAACTTCATCCTTTTGATCACCACCGCTATCGTAAATTGCTTTACAATACTCCGCGTGTTCAATAAGCAAATTTAATGAAATTGGTAGATTTGCTTTATCACCACTACCCATATCATTATGTGTTGTGTCATCTTTGTTGTGCTTTGCACAACCACTAAACAGTAGAATCGTTATTAGTATTATGAACTTCCAATTCATCTTTCTTTTTCCAAGCTGTCGCACCTAAAATAGCTCCAAATGATAAATGAAACATTGCTCCGGCTCCCAGAGTAAGAGGTTCCCATCTAGTTACATTACATTTCACGCCAGCCGGATATCGGATTTTATCATTGCAATGTTCTTCCATTTTTAAATTCCATATTAGTGGGGCCACAAAAAAATCAATCAGACAAATAAACATATATAACAATGCCGCCCAATCTCTCCAATGTCTGTTTATAGTTTTATTTATTGACATAGGCTATTTGAAGATTTGCCATACTTCTCCATCTTCTACGACATATTTTTCTGTATCTACCACACCGTCCTCGATGAATCCGAATGGAGTTAGGTCTTCTTCTATTTGTTGTATTTGGTTATCATATAATTTAGTTCTCAAATTTATATCATTTAATTCTTTGAATTGTTCTTGGGAAGAGAACCACGAAAACATAACTAGACTCATTACTAGATCATCGTGACCACCTACTTCGGCTTGCCAGCTCTTTCCTTTAACGATAAATTGAGATATTTCTGATATTGTTTCTAAATCATTAATTATTAGTTTGTTCTCCTCTACAAGGTCTTTGAAATTAGAACAACCAACAGCTTTAACTCGCTTAGTCATTTTGATGCCTAATTTTGCTTTAACACCTGATTCATTTATTGTGTTTTCGTATTCCAAATCATAATGGAGTATATTGCAAACTTCTCCTCCAGGTCCGTTTGATTCAACCAAAACAGTTGCTTGATTGTATGCTGTTGCTACCCGTTGAATTATGGTTGGAAAAAGAAGAGGCGATATTGTATTTGAACGATATTTGGCTACTTGCTTCCAGGGCATTTCTGTAATGTCAACCACACTAAACGTGGAGTAATCTTGTCCACGACCTTCTGCTACATCAACGGTTATAAAATATTGATGTCCTTCGATAGTCTCTTCATAGACATCAAAATTATCTCTACGTGAAAGAGGAGTTTTAATTGTAAGTTCTGCAATCTTCGCAGGTTTAACCAGTGTGCCAGCACTTCCTAGAAATTCAGTTTCAAATTCCTGTCTAAATTGTTCCTCATTCGTATTAGCAATTGTTTGTTTCCTCCAGGCTTCATCTCGTCCTGGTACATCCGACCAATTAATTGCAAATGGGTGATAGTCGGATCGTCCTTCTACCGCATTTGTCCACATCTTATAGAAATGATTCATACCATTAGGTGTTGATACGATAATTACTTTAGATTTTTGTCCAGATGATATCGTAGGATATACAGAATTAAAAAATTCTTCTGCTAGATTTTGGGGAACAAATGCAAACTCATCAAGAAAAATTAGATTAAAAGAATATCCACGAATGGATGCTGAAGACGTAGAAGAGGCGAGAATTCTGGAGCCATTCTCTAAAAAAATAGAACCTTTGTTCCATTCAGAAACTCCTTGTTGGAGAAACATAGGAAGTTTTTCATAAGCAAATTGAAGACGACCTAACAATTCTCTTGCGGTTGCGCCCTTATTAGCTAGAATTGCGATGTTCCTTTGTTCATTAAATAATACGTAATGAAGCATAAATGCCAGACTTGTCTGTGATTTACCAGATTGTCTAGGACATTTGACTATGGAGAATCGATTCTCTACTAATTTTGTAATCAGTTCCTTTTGAAACGGCCACAATTCAAATTTCATTAATCCTTTATCTACATTGACGATGGTCATATAGGTAATAATGAAATAAATCGGGTCATCTCTACATTTTATATATTCTTCTATTTCCTCTTTACTGTAGTTTTGAGGAGTATTTAGGCTTTTTAATAGGGGGTTACCTAGGTAGGAATTTATTGTCATAATATAAAACTTAATTAAATTTGTATCTTCTATCTACGTGTCGAACTTTAGATACGCCGTGGTCATAGATATAGGCCTCCTTTATTGGACCGTCTATGTTCTTATCCCAATAGTCTAAAAATTTAGTTATACGAGGATATCCATCAATTTGATCTTCAGTCTGCCATATAAATTCATTTACTATGTGTAAATAATCTGGAATATAATATACTACTTGAACCGATGCGACAGTCCATTTTTTGATTATAATGTGAGCCACATTTCCTCCTGTAGTTTAGTTCCATATCGCTATATACCATAGTAATATGATTATTATGAACAACTCAAGGACCAATAGAGAATGATACCATACCCAACGAGTTTGGTATAAATCATCTCCAGTTTTATCTCGTCCGAAGACATTGAACATTTTATCTTTTACGACATCTAGCCAACCTTTAATCTTTTCCATTGAATGTTTTTCCTTTTAG